TCTTTATGCCAAATCAATTGTTCATCTTTCACATCTTCTTTAAAGACTCTAGTAAATATTCTATCGTAAACACTTTTTTCAAAGTCATCAAACGGTTTATAATAATCTAACAAATCACTCATTACCAGTAAAAATTTCCTCCGCCACTCATTCCTAAACTTTTAGCATAACGTGGTAAGTTACAAGCCCAATACGCCGCTTTTGTTTTGTCTTTCTGCTGGTCACATCTGTGTCTAGCAGCAAAACTTTTTCTTGCTTCAGGATTATTCATCTTAACACTTAATCCTGTTGTATCGCCCCAAGTGACTTTCTTAATCTTATCACCATCACGGACAAACACATAAAACTTTTTTGGTCCACCTCTTTTTGGTTTATTTAAAGGTGGGTTCTTTTCGTCTTCTTCTTGTATTGGTATATCTAGTGGTACTTTTTGTCCCTCGTATTCACTAAATTCACCAATATCAGACTCTAATAATTGTTTATCCCAATCTGTTAATTCAGATAGTAGGCCTTCTTTATATAACTCTCTAGCCTCTCTAAACAAATTATAAAATTCTTCACTATGGATTCTGTAGATATTTTCAGCAAATGGTATGTTATTTTCAACGTGATACATTACCGACTTACTAATCTTATCTTTATAATCTGTAAAACTTAACATTATATCTTCTCCATCATTCGTTTCACTACTTCATCCAACTTAGAACGCCATTCTTCAGCGTATCTTTTCTTATATTTATCTATTGTTTCATCTGAAAGTGACCATTTTTCAACATCTTCTTTTGTAATATCAGTAGTTTCTTTTTTAGTAACCACTTGTTTTAAATTGTCTTTTTGTTCACTTGGTTTGTATGACCCACCTTGGAATTTAGGATCATAACCAGATTGGCCTGGTGTAATTTTGTTTGTGTAATCGGCATAATCGTGGCCAATATCATATGCTTCTGGCACACAATTTGGTACTTGTTTTCCGTTTTTCATCTTCATTCCTACTTGTTTGTAACCGTCCCAACAAGCGTCTGATAATTCTTTTTTCAATTCACCAAACATCTTCTTATATTTTTGTGTATGAGTTGATGGTTTAGTCTTTGCTTTTTCATCACCAGGAGCTGGCTTATATGGACCTTTTGTTGTGTCTTGTGATTTAAAGTGAGCCGCTCTTTTTGATTTAACATCTTTTGATAATTGTTTATAGTATTTTTTAGGTTGTGTACCTTTTTCTTTACCTACATCTCTATCTTGTGGTAAGTTATCAGTATGACCATATTCTTTCTTTTCTGATACAGCTTCAAAACCATAATCAACATCTAAATTATATTCTCTCACTTCTACTTCTCTATCTGCTGGAACTGGAATACAATCCCATATCCAGGCTTTGTGTAAATTGTTATTGTTGTCTTCTAATACAACATAATTTGTTCCTCTTCTTTTTACTATTCCTTGTACATCTTCTTTAATGTAATCTACTTTATCTCCTATATTAAAGATCATCTCTCTAATATATAAATCTCTTATTTGTTGTTGTTCAAATTGTTCTAAACTAGCAATTGGTTTTTCTCTATAACCTAAAAAAGCACCAACACTTCCTGTAGAAGCGGCTAATCTCATACCTTTTCTCACATCATTCATAATTTTTAAAGCGTCAACACCACTAGGTAATCCTTTTTTAAATGATTCTAAATCACCTTTAGCAGCAGCCGCTCTCATCTTACTTGCTGACATACCTGATACATCATCAGCGTCTGGATCTCTTTCACCAGCAGATACAATATTAATCTTATTAAAGTTATAATAACCGTGTCTGCTTTTTACATCATTATATTTGTTTAAAATATTTTCAAATTCTCTTACTCTATCTGACCCAACAACCATTGTAATCTCATCATAACCTTTGTTATGTAAATCACTAGCAATATCTAAAATCATATTTGTTTTATTAATTTCAATATCTCTAGCATACATTGGAAACATTTTTTTCATATAAGTTAGTTTTTGACTTGGACTTAATGGGTTCTTTTTAGGGTCTTCACTTCTACTTAAATAAATTCTATGATCGTTGGCACTTATAGATTTAACTTTTTTAATTAACTTTTCGTGGCCAACTGTAGGTGGATTAAATCTACCAAAAGTAAATGCGATTGATTTAGCCTCTGGTAAATATTCTTCGTGTACCATTTTTACTAATTTTTTAGGATCAATATCTTTAAATGTATCACCAACAGCAGCCGCATAGTAACCTATGTCGTGTCTTAAAGGTAATCCTTCTTTTGCTCTTTCTCTTTTCTTTCTATCAATGACATCTTGTAAAACTTTAGCAGCATATTCATATCTCTTTGAAGTTGTTGCCATAAGTTTTAATTTATCGTAAATATCTTTTGCAAATCTTTTAGCCGCACTTTTAATATCATTTAACGTAATTGCTTCGTGCATTTCTAAATCTTTTACTTCTTTATCTGTTACAATACCATCTTCTAAAACCTTTTTACATTTCTTATAGAATTTTAAGTAATGATATTTTTCTAACATTTTATAGATAACATTTTTAGGTAATCTGTTCTTAATACCATATTGTCTTATCTCATCTGGCGACATATCAGTATCAAAGGCCGCTCTTCTTTCAGCGTCAACTGTATCACCTATTTTTACAATCTGTTCTAAACTATCTTCTATTTCTTCTAACTTATCTTTAATTTTTTCTTGTAAGTTTAATACATCATTTGGTGTTAATTCAGTTAATTCATTGTAATCAATAATATCTCTTTTAAGTTCACCTTTAACTACATCTAATTCTTGTACTTTTCTTTCAAACTCTCTTACATATAAATCTGGATCAAAAACAAACTCATCTGGTCTTTTTACAAATACATTACTTTCAATATCAAATACAGCGTCTGCTTTTTCCTCTTGGTCATCATAAGTTTTTTTATCTGTAATAAAATAAAAATTAATTGGGTGTTGTGTGCCAGGTATTAACTGTCCTTGTATGTTATCAGGATTAGAAGCTGATAGATATTTTTTAGATAATCTAACTCTTTCTTCTTCTTGTTTTTCTACAGGCACATCAAATAATACGTTAATGTCTAAATCAGCGTCATTTCTATATCTCTTTGTTAAAATAGAACCTATTAGGCCTGTTTTAATTACAGGATATTCTTTTTCAAATTCTTTTAATTGAGCGTCTATTTGTGCTTTAACACTAGACTTTAATTTTGGATTATCTGTATTAGCGTCATCAAATACAGCAGGAGCGTATGTACGTCTTGGTATATCAATAATACTTTCACCCATATGTTTAAAGTATTGTACTTGTTTTTCTCTATCAATAGCACCTTTTTTAGTATCGTAAGTTCCTAAATTTTTTCCTTTTTTGGAAAGTAATCTATACTTACCATCTACTTTGACTATTGTTTCGTGTATATCTTTAAATCTTTTTATCATTTGTTGCCTCCGTTTGAGCCGCCATTCATACCATTTGCAACATCCATATTACCGTTTTCAGTTTCTCCATTTTCTATCTCACCTGTTGGCGTTCTTCCAATACCAAATCCAAAAGCACCATAATATCTGCCTTGGCCTTTTGGTACACAGACCTTTAACTTTTCATCAAATCTAAATCCTTCAGGACACTTTTTCTGTGCCATTAAATTCATATATTTTTGAAAGTTCATCATACTCTTTTCTTTGCCTCTAATTCTTTTTTAATCCAACTTAATGCTATACCATTTTCTGGTTTTGTTGTTAATTTACTTCTAATAAATTTAGAAGCTGTATTTAAAGTTTGTGTTACTAGTTCTTGTTCACTTCTATTATTATCAACAATTAACATTTTATTTGGACTGAATATTCTTTGAAACGCACCAATATTTGCTTGTACACCGTCCCAACTTTTCTTTACAATATATTCTGGTATTGATCTACTTCGTGTTAAGTTTCTTTCTATTGCCACTTGTAAACTTGTGTTAACAAATACCATATAACAATCGTAACCTAAATTTCTAAGCATAGAATGTTGTCTTTGTACTAAATCTAAATCTCTTCCTGTAGCGTCAATAACTAATCCTAATCTACCCTCTATATAAGTATTTAACATTGTAGAAGCTGTCATTTTTGCTTTTGCTCTTACAATATTTCTAAAGTATTCTTCTTCGTCTGGCATTTTAAGAGATAAGTTTGCTTGTTTTAATCCTCTTTCAAAAGCAGCGTCTGAATTTACTACTTTTAAACCTGTGCCACCAAATGCAGAAGCTGTTACAAATGTTTTACCAGAACCAGGACCACCTGCTAAAAAGAAGGCCTTAAAAATACCTGGATCATAAACACCTTCTCTTAAATATTCTCTAAACTCTCTTAATGGTTTTGCCTTTAGTTGTTTAATAATTCTATTTGCTATTTCTTCAGGTTCACCACCTTCAGCTTTTACTTCTATAAAACCTGGCTTCTTTCTGTAATACTCAACTACAGGACCAGTTTCTTTTTTATACAATTCAATTCTGTTTTTAATAATTTCTGGTTTATCGTCTTCTCTACCTCTGGCCGTTAATCTTCTTATTACTTCTTCAGGACTTACATTTAGATAAACCACTTTGTCTATTTTAATTCCTTCTTTTTCTAAATCTTTTACTTGTTGCATATATCTTGGATAACCATCAAATACAAAACCTTTGTTTGCTTTAGCAACAGCGTCTTTAACAAGTTTTAAAACTATATCATTAGGAGCAAATTCGCCTTTACCTAAATTAGATAATCTTTTGGCCATTTCTCCGCCTTGTGCCTTTGCCTTTCTTAATAGTTCACCAGGATAGATATGATCTATACCAAACTCTTTGATAATAAATTCAGCGTAAGTTGATTTACCTGAACCTGGACCTCCTATTAAAATAATATTCATTTATTAAACCTGCATTGTTCTTGGCACATCTACTAAAATACCTTCACCAAATACATTCATTTCGTGTGTGCCCGAGTTAGTTCTTAGCTGAAATTGTATATCTGTTTTTTCTGAATACTTAAATGGTATTCGTCTTTGTATATTCATATTACTATAAAATGTTGTTCTTGCCACAGTATATTGTTGTCCTGTAGATGATTGACTAAAGTTTCTAAAAAGACCTGGTTGTGCTGATACACCATCATTTGAAAATGCGTCAATACGATATAAGTAAAACTCTTTATTTGCTGGCACAGTATAGATACTTGCCTGACTTCTACCATCACCTGCTCTAATACCAGCATAATTCACAGTTTTACCTGTGTTTTGAATTGTAATCAAACCTACATTTGTTCCACCTGAAGTTAAGATTACATCATTGATTCTAAAAAAAGGTTTGTTTGTGTTTATATCACCACCACCATTGATTGTAACCACATCTGATATTTCAGCATAGTTAGCGTCTAGTCCTTGTATCAATAATGTTTTACCATTATCACTACCACTTGCTGATGTTACTGTCATTGTAATCGCTGAACCTGGATAAGCATATACTGAAGCAAACTCCCAAGCAGGTATAAATGAAGTTGTTACTGAAACTTGATAACCAAATATGTTTCTTACTACAGAACCTCTAATCAGGCCTCTACTGACTTGTATATTTTGTTCTGTTAAATATCCTACTGCCATTATCCTTTAACCCAATCTTTTTCAGCCGTAAAATTGGCTCTACTAAACTCTAATCTATCTACTAACTTGACAGCACCAGCCACTCTATCAACGGCCACAAATCCTTCTGGTGCCGTTACTTTGTAACCATTTGGTGTTCTTAAAAAATGGCCTATACTTTGTATTTCACTTAATTTTCCTACCAAATAATTTTTGGCATTTTGTAATGTGACGTGTGAAGCAATTGCAAAATATAATGCCTGTTTGTTTCTATCTATAAATCTTAAATTCGTATTTAATATATCTCTATATTTTTGTTTAGCACTATCTGTTTTTTTAGCGTCTATTTCTGCTTGTAATATTGATTGATAATATTCTCTAAACATATCAACAAGTGTTTTTACTTTAGCCATATTACCTTGTGTGTTTCGGATAAAATGATTAAAAAATGCCTTTAATCTAAAACCTACAGATAATGCATCAGACGAAGATTTGGCCATTTCATCTAACATAGGTCCTGCTTTTATAAGTGAGCCTTCAGCCATTCTAATTCTAGCATCAAATTGTGATAATTCAGATGATGTTAATTTAGCTGAGCCGCTTACGTCTTTGTAAGCAGCGTCAGCTAGGAATACGGAAGATATTCCAGATTTGCCTGATACGGTACCAAAACCAGCTGTTAAACTTTTCATTGTTTTACCAGAATAAGATGTGTGAAATACAATACCCATTCTTGCTCTACTAATTTTTTTACCAATGTCTGAGTCAACAGGAACGGCATATGTAATAGTGTTAGGTGTAAAAGTAATCATATTTTCACCGTCTATTGTAGCCGCTTTTAAGTCTGATTTTGAAAAGAGAAAATCTCCTTGTAAGATACCAGAGATGTTTAATTTTTTAAGTTCCCTTAATGCTATGTTTAATTTATTGGCTAATTCGCCACTATGATTTCTTCTTATATCAGATGAGGTGTAATTGATTTTAGGTGTAACATTAAATACTGATTTTGTACCAACAAAGAATTGGCCATTTTCAGGATTAATACCACAGATTATAGCAGGTGCTCCGTCCCATTTGACGGACATATTGACTTTCTTGCCAGACGAGCCAGCAAGCATATTTCTGATAGACTTTAGGAAGTTAATAGCATTTTCGCCACCTTTTGAGCCACGATTTATAATATCGTCCTCAACGTGTTCTAAATGTGTGTTCTTTTCCTTTGTAAAAAATCCTTTAAAACTAAACATTTCTCTCTCATTTTTCCCATAACTATAATCACTTGTTCCATATAAATCAACTGTTTACTTATATTTATACTATTTTTTCTTTGTCTTTTTATTTGTTAACTTATGAAAAGGACACTTTTTAACTTCAGCCTGGTGTAATTTATAACCACCTTTAAACTTTGTTCTTACGTGTAAATAACTTTCATTAGTCCAACTAGCGTTTTCTGGTGTAGGTCCTTGTATATCAAAATCGTATTTTTGTCTTTCATATGGTACATACATAGCCAAAGGCGTACCTCTTTTAATAGTAAATTCACCATATTTTTTCATCAACATTTGCTGATTAATTTCGTGGTGTATATCAGACCATATAATACCAGGTAATGTTTCAAATACAGGATTAAAGTCATAATACATAGGCAACTGCCATACTGACCAGCCTGGTGGTGTTTTAATACGCCAAGGACAATTTGGTTTTAATACCATACTTGTATTATCTTTTACGTGTTTTGGCACCCAATCTCTAAACTGAACATCACCGTGTGATGAAAAATTAAACATTTTTTCTGGTGTTCTCCATTCAAACTTATCGTGTTGTATGTTGACGTGTAAATCACACCAAAGTGGTACAACAAATCCTTGAGTAATGTATTCTGGAAAAGATGGACAATTTCTAACCGTACCTTTTTCATCAACTCTACCCTCTATCATTCTTTCAACTCTTTTCCACCAATCAGGAATATACTCTTTTGCTGGAACAATAGGTACAACTTTTTCAAGGCCTTCAATTGTAGACCACCAAGTTATTTTTGGTTTTTCTTTTTGTTTCCAAAATGTAAATAGTTTTTTAATCATTTTTTTTATCCTCAATATATTCGTATTGATGTATATTACCTGATACTACATATCTATAACCTTTAAATTTAGCTGGTCTTACAGCGTGTTTTACGTGTCCTTCAAAAAATACTAAAAGACCTGGTTCTATATTTCTTTCACCGCCTTGTTCTCCCATTTCAGGAAAGAATAAACCTGGTGCTCCTTTTGGAGCATTTATATAATAAGCAAAAGACCAAATTGCTGGCCAATGGTCGTGTGATATAGCTATTTCTTCACTTTTATATTTCATACCCCACAAATTGTTTAATACAGGCTTTATTTGTACATTGTATTTAGCTTCTGATATTTTTTTACTTATATCTAATACTATATTTGTTAGTTGTTTAAAACCTGGTTCGTGCCACATTTTCCATTCTGTCATTTGTGCTTTAACATTTGTTTTATGATTTTGTCTATCACCATACTTATCTATTACTTTTTTAAGTTGTTTATCCATTTCTGGTTCTTTTAACATACATTCAAAAGTAGTAAGAAAACTTTTAAGTGGTAAATCTTTTCTTTTAATTTCTATCATACTCTTATCCATAAAAAACTAGGTATGCCACCATTTGGTTGCCAAACCTTATGTTTGTTTTGAAATTTCATAAATTTAAAAGCGTCTTCTTCAAAAAAGTATTGAGCTATTACATTATTTGTAGGTTTTTCAATAACTTCCCATATTATATCTTTCTTATGTTTTTTCATTTTTTTTTCATAATGTAAATCAGGTTGTAGATTATTTGGTCTTCTATCACCTTTATGAAATCTAACTTTTTGTATTTTCTTTTTTGCCATTACACTTTAAAATCTGAAAATTTATCATAAGCCTGTTCAGGTGTAGGATAATTTTCTGTTTCCTTTGTTTGGTTACTATCTACTATATTTTGTGCCGTATTTTCCACATCATATAATCTCATTTTACTTCTATCAACACCTACAATAAATGCTCTGTTCATACTAGGGTCGTTATATCTATTCTTTAATTGTTTTACTTTCATTTGCCCTAAAGATTCTAATTCTTCATTAGACATTAAGGCAAACATAAAGTCGGCTGTCGCAGGTAGACCAAAACTTTCTGAAGTATCTTCTAAACCAATATCTGTACTTACGTAACCAGTTCTAGTTGTTTGTGTAGCAGAAAAGATTGGTAAATTAAACTCAACTGCTAGGCCTCTTAATTCTTCAGCAATTGCCTTAATATAAAAATAAGAAGATATATTACCACCTTTAAATCTGCTACTAGCACAAATATTTAAATAATCTACAAACACAACATCTGGTTTAAAACTTTTCTTTAGTGATAATTCATTAATTAATGCTCTAAAATGACCACTATGAGCTGACGCTGTTGGATATTCTTTAATGATTAATTGACCTGTTGTTTTACTTCTTAACTTGGCCATTTTATTATCATATAGTTGTTTAGGCATATCGTGTAAATCATCCATTGTAACATCCATTAAATTGGCGTCAATTCTTTCAGCAATTCTTTCTTCGGCCATTTCTAAAGTTATGTATAACACATTTTGACCTTGTGTTAAGAAGTTAGAAGCTACGTGACACATAAACAAAGATTTACCAACACCTGTACCAGCAAGGGCAATATTTAATGTTTTACTTGGTACACCACCTTTTGTAATTTTGTTAAAGAAAGATAAGTCAAAAGGATATCTTTTTTCTTTTGTATGGTACCAATCAAATCTACTTTCAGCGTCACCAATATAATCGTGTCCAATATGATTGTCAAAACTAACGGCCAATGCCTCACTTAATATACTTGGTATTGCCTCTGGCTGTCTTTGTTTATCTTTGCCATCTAGTATCTTAATACCAGATAATACAGCATTGTGTACTGCTCTGTCTTTACAAAACTTTTCAGTTGTATCTAATAACCATTGTAAATCAGATTTCTCATCTGTAAAACTAATAACAAGTTCTTTAATTAGTTTTAGTTCTTCTTCGTTTAAATCTTTTCTACGGCCAAACTCAATTAAAATGGTTTCTTTTGTAGGTAGGTTTTTATATTCTTGTACAAACTTATCTATTTCTTCGTACAATAGTTTTTCTATTCTATTTGTAAAGTAGTCAGGTTTTACAAAAGGTAAAGCCTTTCTTGTAAACTCCTCATTATAAAAGAAGTTTCTTAAAATAGTTATTTCTATTCTTTCGTTATTTGTCAAAGACAACGGTGCCATCTGTTACCTGTTTTTCCAATTGTTCCATTAATATATCACCAATAAAATCTATAAACTCTTGTGAATCAATATTTGCCTTATTAGGATTACTTACTATATCATAATCAAACTTCATAGGCAACGTTCCGTCTGGATTTTCATCTCTAGCAAATCCAACTTTACCGTACTTATAGATAACGTTTTCAAATTTACCATCAACGATTTTTATACAAGTAAAATCGTCACCTTCTTTTTGAACAAAAACGTATCTTTTTTTATTCTTCGTCTGATCCGTAGCTGAATTTCTTTTTGGCATATTCATCAATCTTATCTAATACTTCCTTTGTAAAATATTTTTCAGGCTCATCATTGATGTTTTTACCAAATACTTTAGAACCATCTGGCATTTCAAATCTAGTTGATACCTTTTTAAAGATACCAGCCTCTTCGCCTAGTTCTAACAGACCGTAATACTTATCAAGTCCTTTTTTATAAGTTAGTTTGACATCTATTTGAGCATTTTCTTTTGTTAATCTACTTTTATAATTTTTACAATGTATAATATTACCAACTACTTCAGTACCGTCTTTTTCTTTACGTTTACCTAAGTAGATGATTGATGAAGCGGCGTATTTCAAACCTGAACCGCCACCCATTTCTTTTTGTGGGAACATAGAACCAATAACATCATAAGTGTGATTGGTCATTATCATAGGTATATTTGCTTTACCTAATTTAAGTGTTAAAACTCTAAATGTTGATTTGACAATTTGTGATCTTGTCATATCTCTTGTTTCTTTACCAGCAGCCGTATCTTCCATTTCTTTTGTAGTAGATAACATTCCTAAACTATCTAATACAAACATTAAAGGTTTTCGTTTGTCTTCTGGTTGTTCTAAATATTTGTCTATAATTTTAATTGATTGATTTCTAAACTCTTGTACTGTTGCTACAGGTACAATTACCATTCTACTTGAATCAACACCTCTACCCTCAATCATCTCCTTTGAGATGGCACTTTCTGATTCAAAGTAAATAACTCCTGCGTCTTTGTCTGTATCTAAAAAATGTTTACAGATACCTAAAGCAAAGAAAGTTTTACCTGTTGCGGCTTCACCAGCGATTGCTGTGATTTTATTTCCAGGCATACCACCGTAAATACTACCTGATAACAAAGCATTAAAAGAATACGAGCCTGTATCAATAAAACTTGTTACATCTGCGCTATCAACACCTTCACTTACAAGTGAGGCGTATTCATTACCTGTTTCTTTAATTATGTCCTTTAGAAAATTGCTCATATTCCATTATCTCCTTTTCACTATATTTTAATATGTACCACTTGATGTTATTATTATAACAGAAATTCTTAATTTTGTCAAGCTCCTGTGGCTTAAAATGGTACCGTTCTACAATTTTACCCTTATTATATATCATTATTTCCATTATCGTCTTCAAAGGCCTCTTGCCATTCTTTTTTGTCTTTAGCCCTTAATATTACTGGTCTACCCCTTTTGGGTTTTTCAAGTTCTAAATTTGGCATACGAGCAGGTCCTTCCCATTCAAACCTTAATGACGGATCTTCAGGTACCCAACCTTTTCTTGGTTCTTCATAGTCTGAAGATTTAACTCTTGCCCATAATAAATCTTTCATCTCTTTTAAATCAACCATACCAAAATCATTATAAACTCTATTTTCAAATTGTTCAGCCATATTATGTACAATCTCTTTATTGTATTGCACTTTTCTTTGGTAGTCCCAATACTCTTTTAAATCTTCGTAATCTTTTTTTGTTATCATCTGATAATTTGTATTTGTGCACTCGGTGACCATATTTCAAGCTCTTTTCTCAAACGATTTTCATTTTTTAAATTGTTATAACGATTGGTTGCTTTCTTCTTCCACCACTCTACAATATTATTTAGGTAATGTTTATCGTAATTTTCGTCTTTAACAATTTCTGTAGTTTTATTATTCACAATATCAATGTAGTTTTTAATACCAAAACCACTTGTGTAATATCTTTTTCTTTCAGTTAATTTTTTAGCATTACTAATAGTTGTGTTAAACTTTTCTAAATCTGTACCATCTAAACTTCTTTTTACCAAACTAATAATAGCAGTTGTAAGTTTTAACTTTTTACTTGAAGCGTCATCTTTTACTAATTTACCAACTTTATTTTCTACAAAGTTAGCCAAATCGTGGTAAGGTTTACCGTGTATTAAAGGTATAAAGTCACTATCAGTTAAACCTCTATATCTTAAATAAGGTTTCATACCATCATACTGACTTGATGATTTACTATTACCATATAAAGATGTTGTTTCAAATAAAACTAAGTTCATATCGTATTTGTCATTCATCATCTTTCTAACTTCGTGTGTACAACAAATGGCCGCTAATAGTTTACCACCAAGATAATTATAACCAAAAGGTTGTGATGGCACAATTACAAAACCCATAATCGCCGTTTTATTAAATGTTGTAAGTTCAGGTACATTACCTAATAATTGATTACGAGGTTTCATATTAATTACAGGTGAAGCCAATCTAATAAAACCTACAAACTTATTTGTATTTGTTTCTCTAATGGCTAGTTTTAGATTTTTACCAGGAACACTTGACATATTTGTATGAGAAGAAATCATATTTAATAATGTATCAAATCTTTCATTAGCAATTATATCAATCTCAAAGTTCATTTCTTCAGGCGACATATCAAAGTTATCAAATATTTCAGTTTCAGGACCCATACCTGGTAAACTAGCTGATACTGTGGCGTCTAATTGAGATAACTTTTGATCTCTCATATACTGATCTATTCTATCAAATTGACAAAAATAGTCATTGAATATACCAGCACAATATAAGGCTTGTTCTTTGTTTAAAGTTTTTCTTTGTTCCATAAATATAATAAGAGTGTTACAAATAAGTAAATCATTATAACATATAATATTGATAAAGTCAATGCCATTAGAATTTACCTACTTCATTACCCCAACTATCCCAACCAGGTCTTTTAGTTCTAGCAAATAGTTCTATGTAGGGCCCCTCCAGTAGCTCCTCAATTCGTTGGTAAACGGTATCTGGTTTTCTGGAGTGTTCTCTACGATTCGATACAACTAACTGATCTACATTACTAGACATTCTACGAGGTTTACCTTTGGTGGCTAATAACGCCATCTCTGGATTTGCTCTTGTCCAATAACCTAAACCTTTAA